GTGCAACAACTGCTGCTAAGCTCTCAGGTGTAGTAAACACTCAAACCAATAACGCAATAGCGACCTTCTCAGGGCGTGTTTGGGTGGCAACAGGGCGAACTGTCACCTACTCTGCTGCGGGTGAATACAGCGACTTTACAAGCGTTTCAGCGGGTGCTGTGACACTAACTGACAGTACGCTACACGGCAACATCATTCAACTACTATCTGCCAACAACTTTTTGTACATTTTTGGCGATGATTCTATCAATGTGTTCTCCGATGTGGTTGTTAATTCATCAGGGATAACCCTATTTACCAATACCAATGTGAGTGCATCCGTTGGTTCTAAGCGCCCAGATGCTATTTTCCCGTACTTCCGTTCTGTGTTGTTTATGAATGATTACGGTATGTATGCGCTAGTTGGTTCTACCACCTCCAAGATTTCAGATGCTTTGGATGGTATTTTCCCTAATATTGACTTTTCTAGCCCTGTTTACGCTGGACAAGTGCTAATTAACAATATTTTGTGCGCTGCATTTAACTTTAGATATTACGATGCTCAGTTCACGCAAAGCTATCGTTATGTGCAAGCCGTCTTTTTTGAGAAAAAATGGTTCATTACTAGCCAAGGAAACGACCTTGCTTACATCACTTATGTGCCTGTAGGTGGGAAACTGACGCTATTTGGTACAAGAACTAATGCTTTGTATCAGCTATACGCTAATAGTACTAGCTCTATTAGCAGCATTATACAAACCGCATTGATGCCGATGGGTGATCCAATCCGCACCAAGCAAGCAACAAAAGCAGCAATTGAAGCAACAAACAGTAATACCGCAGTAACTTTAACTGCATCAATTGATACTGAATCGGTATCCGAACCATTAAATGAACTTTCTAGTTTAATTACTTGGACTAACAATAATTTTGTAGTAATTTCTTGGATTAACAACGCAAGTGCTGTTGTAGGTTGGGATGCCAGTGGATACCAACTGTTTAAGTCAGATGCTTCAAACTATGGAAAATACCTTGGACTTACAGTAACATCCAATAGTGCTGGATTTATCTACAACGGTTTTGAATTTGAACATGAATTGAGAGTGAGGTTCTAAAATGCCAGGAGTTCCCTATACCTTTGCAACTGCGACTACAAGTATCCCGTTATCGCAGCTTGATGCAAACTTTAATACGACAGCCACGCTTGGAAACGCATCTATTGGTCTTGGAAATGTCACAACAACCGTAGGTAACCTAACCCTGCAAAATGTGACCATCACTAGCGGATCAATCAACGCTTCTGTTGTTCAATCTGGATATGCTGCTAATGCCGTTATTTATTCAACTGCAAGCGGTAATTTAACTGGTAATGCAACCATATTTTCTGTAAATAATGGAAATGTGGGCATTGGAACAAGTAGCGCTAGTTATCCTTTAGACATTATTGGTGCAAGTGTTAGTCCTGTTCTAAGATTAAGGTCCACTTTTTCTGGTGGTTCAGCACAAATTTCTTTAGATGCTGCAAGTGGCGCTGGTGCAAATCAAATTACTTATCTTAGAAATGGCACAAATACATGGGCTGCTGGCGGTGGAAATATTGGTACTGGAGGATTGAACGACTACACTTTTTATAATTACACTTTATCGGCAAATGCTTTAACCATTCTTAACTCTAATAATTATGTAGGTATTGGTACAGTTAATCCTTCTTATAGATTAGACCTTGGTTCAACAGGTAATGCTCAATTTTTTGGAGCTACAAATGGTATTGATGCTAATTTTGGATTAACATTTTCCTCTAACACAATAACCTTAAATAATGGTGGTGGTGCTGGTGTTATGGCATTTAGCACAGCCAGTTCAGAACGGATGCGTATTGACTCATCTGGTAATGTGTTAATTAACACTACTTCTGCCACAAGTTATTTCAGCAATTACAACAAATCAGGATTGTTATCTGGTCAAACAGGAGCAAGTCAGGTAAATGGTGCTTATTCATTTTTAAATTATTCAGGAACTACAAACAATGCAACTGTTGATGCTCTAAGATTTTTGCAGCCCTCAGGTCAACAAATGTCTGATGGATATTTATCTGGAATTGTTAGCATTTATGTCTCAGGTGCTAGCGGTGCAAATTCTTATACTGTTAACTATGCTTTAACTTCAGGTGGAAACGGCACAGCTTCAGCAAATTTAGCTTTAATTGGAACTGCTAGTACTCGTGGAACTAATCCTGTTTCTTCTGTTCAAGTTGCTGCTGATGGTGGTGGTGGTGCAATTAAAATTACGATTACATACATCAATAACTCAGGTGTTGTAACTGGAGGATATGCCGTTACATCTTTTACTGGCATAGTTTCACCTACTTAATAAAGGCGATTAAATGACAATAATTACATGGCAAATTGACACTATGAGTGTTTCTTCACAGCCCATTTCTGGTGAATCAGAGGTAGTTTTGACTGCTGAATGGCGTTGCATAGGTGAAGATGGCAATTATTCTGCATCTTCTTATGGAGTTTGCTCTTTTCCAGAGCCAACAACAGGTGGTCAATTTACCCCTTACGCACAACTTACCCAAACTCAAGTATTGGGATGGTGCTATGCCAATGGTGTAGATCAATCTTCCGTAGAAACAAGTGTTACTCAGGCGGTAGCTAATCTAGCTAATCCACCATCCGTAAACCCACCTTTGCCTTGGGCTGCTCAAGCATCTGTGGATTCTCAACCAGCAGCATAACTTTATAGGGGATAACTATGAAAACCTTTAATTTAGAAGATAATGAAGCGGAATTTATTGTAAAAGTAGTTGGTCAATTACCGACACAATCGGGTGCTTTTCCATTGTTTCAAAAGTTAGCAGACCAATTTAACGCACAAGTTCCTCCTCAAGATCCTCCACAGGAGTAAAAATGGGAATCAATGCCTTTACAAAAACGGGTAATACAGTCACTTTTACGGCTTCTGGTACTGCGCCTACGCCTGTTCAAGTGACTAATACCACTCTTGGTGGAAACCAGTATCGGATTATCAATGCTGGTTCTACAGTTGTTTTCTTGGGTTATGGCACTAGCGCTGCTAATGCTACAAGTGCTTCTGCTAATGTAACCTCTAGCGGTGCTGCTTTCCCGTTATTACCTGGCACAGATGAAATTTTAACTTTTGTTCCCAACGCTTACTTTACTGGCACAAGTATTGCTAATGCAGTTGTTTACATCACCCCTGGAGATGGAGTGTAAAAATGGTTTTAAAAGTTGTTAGTGGCGGTAATTTTAACGGACCAATATATTATCAAGGCACATGGGATGCCAATGCCAATAATCCTTTTTTGCAAAGCGGAGTGGGATTTACTGGTGAATACTATATTGTTAGCGTTGCTGGCAACACAAATCTTGATGGCATTAGCAACTGGCAAGTTGGTGACTGGGCTATTTTTAATAGCGCAACAAATAAGTGGGAAAAAATTGACGGTGGTTCTTACGGAACTACATTAAATATTGTTAACGATACTTCAAACAACACTAATTACAATGTTGTTTTAACTAATTCAAGCGGTGGATTAGTAGATACTGAATATGTTGATAATGGTGTATTAACATTTAATCCATCAACAAATTATGTCACTATTTCTAAAGCTAGTGGCGCTGGTTTATACATGAGCAGCAATACTGCAAATGTGGGAACGACTTTAATTTTAGATGCAAAATCTCCTTCATCTGGAAATTTTGTAGGTTCTACTCAAATTGCTTTCACTCAAAATGGAAATTCTGTTTGGGCTTTTGGCGGTCAAAATGTTGGATTTGGTGCAACAAATAATAGCTGGTTAAGCGCTTGGTGTTATGTAAATAATACAGCTCCTCTTGCAATAACTACCAATGGCGCTTGGTCTATTAGTGGAAATATTGCTAACAATTGGAATAACTTTGGTACTGCTGGACAAGTTTTAATTTCAAATGGTCCTAGCGCTCCCGTAGCTTGGGCAACACCCGCTAATGGTACTGTTGTTTCAATTACCTCTGGAACAGGCATCACCGCAACACCCAATCCAATTACAGCTTCAGGCACGATTGCCATATCTAATACTACTGTTACAGCAGGTATTTATGGTAATGCCACAACCGTTGGTCAATTTACTGTAAACGCTCAAGGTCAGATTACTCAAGCAGCCAATGTCACCATTAGTGGCACTACTCCTGGTGGCACTGCTGGTGGTGATCTTACTGGTACTTACCCTAATCCATCACTTAATACTAGCGGTGTAACGGCTGGAATTTACGGTAACGCATCAACAGTATCTCAAGTAACTTTTGATGCTAAAGGTCGTGCTACAACAGCAGCCAATGTAGCAATATCAATCCCATCTGGTCAAGTTACTGGCTTGGGTACGATGGCTACTCAGAACTCCAATAATGTGACTATTACAGGTGGTTCGATCAATGTGCAGACTACCAACCATACGGCTACAACTACAGGCAATGCTACTTATGCTACCTCTAGTTTGTTGCTTGTACCTGCTGGATTTTTTGAAATTGACTTAAATGGTACTGTAGTTAAAGTGCCTTACTATGCGGTATAACATGGAAACTATTGATAATACGGAAGCTAGATTGAACACCCATGAAGCGGTGTGCGAATTGCGTTATGACAGTATTTGCGCCAGATTAAAGCGCATAGAGCAGATTTTGGTAGCTTCTGCTGGATTTATTGTGGCTGCTTTAGTAACTATTGCATTTAAACTGAACTGACATGGACTTTAATACTCTCTCTATTGTGAAGTTTGGGGATGTTGAATCCCTAGGAGAGTTTTTGTTTGAAAATGGGCTACAACACAAGTTATTTCAGCAAACATTCCAAAGACAAGGCATTTCAGTGCCTATTTTCCCTATTACAGACGCTAATACGGACAATTTGGATGACTGGTTATTAGCCCATCAGGTCGAACATCAGGCGTTTGCAAAGCTATTAGGATTGAATAATCCTTTCAATATGCTCGATGTGAACTTTAATAACGAGAACGATTTTTATGATTGGATCGGTACACATTTAACGATTCACCAAGAAATTGCCACTGCCCTTAACCTCATTCAATAGACTATGAATAATCTTTCCCCCTCCCCAGAAAAAATCGAAAATCCGAAAACGCAGCCTATCAATGCGGATGTGCTTAACCTATTGAAAAGTAAGGGGAAAAAGGAAAATCCACCTGAAGTTGAGCAAGCTAAAAACAGGTTAAAAAAGATTTTGCAACAGTTTGGAATACCTCCAGAAAAGGTCGTTCAAGCTGGAAAATACGCTAAAGAAGGTCTGTTTGATCCTAAAAAATATCAAATGGCGATAAATGTTGCTTTGAAAGAAGGCATCTTAACTCCTGACCAAGTACCTAAAGGACCTGGCATTGACCGTAAATTACTAGCCAGTGCTATTAGCGCAGGTAAATTAGCTCAAATGATTATTGATGAAGGGAAAGCATAATGGGTGGCGCAGCTCCTGTAATTGTTGAAGTAGCAGCCGTAGTCGTTGCTGTCGTAGCTCCTGAAGTTGCTCCTGCAATTGGAACTTTTCTCACTACTGGTGATGCTGTAGCTGCTGGTGCTGTTTTGGAAGGATCTATTCCTTTGGATATGGTGGCTACTGAATCTGTTGTTGCGGGAAATGCTGCTATTGGAGCTGCTACTGGCGCAGCGCAAGCTGCTGCATCGGATAAGAGCGTTGCAAAAGGCGCTTTACAGGGTGCTGAAGGCGGAGCTGCTACAGGTGCAATTAGCGCTGGTGTAGATCAATTAGGCTTACCAAAAGCAGTAGCGGACACTACAAAAGGCGCTGCTTCAGGATTTACTAGAGCTGAATTAGCTGGAAGCAATTTACAACAAGCTACTAGAGGTGCTGAATTAGGCGGTGCAACTGCTGCCTTAACTGACCTGACTATGGGAGCAGCCGATATACCATCTCAAGATAGACCACTGCTTTCTAGTGCTATCGGAACAGCCTTAAATTACTCTAATTTGTTTGGCGCACAGCCAACTTCATCTTCTCAGGTTGGTGGTCCTCCTCCTAGCGGTCCAACTTCGGTGGCATCTACAGGACAAGGCACAGCACCAAGCGCTACTGGCAGTACTGTATTAGGTTCAGCTCTTGGTGTATCAACCGATCCAGGCGCTCCAGTACAAACTACTGAAGGCGGTACATCTAGATCAAATGTATGGAATCAGGCATCATTACGAAATCCAGATCAAGAAGGTGGGAGCAATGTATGAGTAAAGTCTTAATGGAATCCTTGAAGATGGATCTGCCAGCTTTGGCGGAACTATTGCGCTCTAAAGGTCGTGGTAAAGATTCTGTACTTGCTCACATTACCCCTAAAGAAGCTGCTTTGCTTAAAAGGCGTGGTGGTAGAGGTTCTGCTAATCCTGAAACGGGTTTATTAGAGTTTGATGATGGCGTGGATACCACACCAATTGAGCAAGCTCCAGTACAAACAACAGAGCAACCAACTCCTGCACCATCTCCAACCGAAACTCCTACACAAGACACAAGTGGTGGCTATGGAATTAGCACAGGCGCACCACAAACACCTTTATTTACTGGCGCTCCAGAAGCAGGTACTCTAGTTTCTCAGCCCTACAATCCTGACTTATCTGCTACTACTCAATATGGTATTCAGGCAGCGCCTCCAAGCATTACTCCATCTGGTTTAGCGCAAACACAGCCATTTGGCACTATTGCTGGCACTCCAACACCAACTGTAGATACTGGAACAACTAAAGCACCTCCATCATTTACTGATAAATTAGGATCAGCATTAACCGATCCTACAAACCTTGCTCGTCTTGGTTTAACTACTGGATTAGGTTTATTTGGTGCTTCTCAAGCTCGTAAAACTGCACAGCAAGGTCAAGCAGTACAAGGGCAAGAACAAGCTATTGCAACGCCTTACCAATCTCAAGGTCAACAGTTAGTAGCTCAAGCACAAGCAGGTCAACTTACCCCTGCAAGCCAACAAGCATACCAAGCTGCTAAAGCGCAATTGGCGCAAGCACAATCTAATCGTGGTGGTGTAGGCGCACAACAAGCTGCTAATCAATTAGCTGCTATTTATCAAACATTGCTCAATAACCAGTACACCTATGGCTTGAATGTCATGCAAATTGGTGACAATATTAGCCTTGGAGCTATTAAAACTGGTCTGCAATTGGATACTCAGCTTAATCAAGCTACTACGAATTTCTACACTACCCTTGCTCAGATGGTAGGCGGTGGATTTACCCCTTATTCAGGTGCTACAACAACTCCTACAAGGACTGTAAATGGCTGATCCACAACCAACAACACCAGATCCAATCAACTCTACTTTAGCTAAATACCCTTTTCTACGGGAAGCTAAAGAAGCAGGAGAGCGTGCTGCCGAATCAAAGATATTGGCGCAATCTGAACAAGCTGCTTCTGAGTTTGGTGAAAAAGCTAGAGCATTAGAAAAGATCAGTGCTGAAGATAAAACGCACTATGAGGATGTCAAAAAGGACATTAAGCCTATTCCTGAATTTAAGCCATCACAAGAAAACATGATGGATTTAGGCGGTATTTTCAGCATGATTGGCACGATGGGTGTCGCTCTTGGTGGTTCAGGAAAGCTATCTGGTTTAAATGCCATGAACGCTATGGGCGGTATGCTCAAAGGTTACCAACAAGGTCGTAAAGACTTGTTTGCTAAAGAACAAGCTACTTTTGAAAAAGAGCTACAAAGTATTAAAGCATCCAATGATGCCTTGTTAAAGGATCTTGAGGAATATCAAAAGTTAAGAGCTACTGACAAAGAAGCAGCGTTAACTAAAGCAGCCGAGATTTCAGCTAAAAACCCTGGTGTTATTGCCAAGCTCGTTCAATCTTCTAGGGATGATGTAGCCAAGGAGATTGCGCTCAAAGGCGCTGATATGTGGGCGAAGATTATGGAAGCATCTGCAAGACATAACTTAACTGCTGGCAGTACAGATCAAGCTCAACTGATTAAAGAATTTACAGGTGCTTCTCTTGATAAAAAGGCTGTACCTGAAGTGGCTAACCTTGCTAAATCTATCGGTCAAGCCGATGATCTTGCACAGTTTGCTAGACAAAATTCAGATCTTATTGGTCGCTCTGGTCAAATTAACCAACAAATTGAGCGTTATGTTGATTCTTGGAAACAAGGTATTGAACCAGACGATAAAGGTCAACCAGCATTGGTATTTGCTAAAAAGTACGCTGCGTACCTTGTTAGTTACGAAAGAGCATTGGCTGGCGGTGCTAGAGGATTTACTGTTCAATTCCAAAAACGCTTTAACGACTTGTTAAAACAAGATCAGTTTAATGTGGCTGGTTTTGAACAATTGATGGATCAGCAGATTGGTGAACTCTCTGCCCAAGCTACTCCATACAGCAAGAACATCACCCGTGAAAACATGACTGCGCTAGGTCGCAACATCATGCAACGCAGTGAAGCTCCTAAAACACCTACTTCAGATGTAGATGAGCAAGGCAGAAGATACCATTGGGAATACAGCCCAGACGGAACTCAACGGAGAAAAGTCTATGAGTGATCCAAAAGTTGGAGAATGGGAATCAGTACCTAAAGGATCTGTAGATGTTAAATCTGCTGGTGATTGGGAAGCTGTACCTAAATCTCAATCTCCTAGCTTTGGAGAAAAGGCTGGCGCTGCTGCCTATGGTTTAGGAACAGGTATTGTTGGATCTCTTGGAGAGCTTGAAAAGTTTGGTGCTTACGATGTACCTCAGTTTTTAGGTTTGCAAAAGAAGGGTGAAACTCAGCAATTAGGTGGCAGAGAAACCCTATTCCCTACTATTGAAGAAGCACGCAAGATGGCTGGTGCTGTTGGCATTGAAAGACCAAGAGCAGCGGTTCGTGGCTATGAAACTGCTGGTGAGCTTGCTCCTGCGCTATATGCTGGTGGGCGTGGTATTTACAAGCTAGGCAAGTACGGTGCTGAAAAGTTAGGCAAGTTGATTGGTGGCGGTAAAGATTTGGCTGAAGAACTTAAAGCCACTACTGCTGGCAAGACTGCACAAGAGATTACTGCTGCCGAAAAGAAAGCTGCTACTGCTGAAAAGCGTATTGGAGCTACAGAAAAGATTGCTGAGCGTGAAGCCAAGAAAGGTGAAGCTGCTTATGAGCAATTGCCTGGCGTTACCACTACTACGGAAGCGGGTGTTAAAAAATCCGTTCCTCAAGCTGAAGCAGACATCGGAACTAAGATTAGAGATACCGTACAAGGTGTTTACGATAGATTTAAAGCTACTCGTCAAGCCAATGCTGAAAAGAATAAAGCTGCTGCGTTTAATTTTGCAAAGCAAAAAGAATTAGGTGGAGCAAAGGTAGAGGACACCGAAGCATATAAAGATGTCATGAAAGAGATCAAGGGGATGATAAATGATCCTGACACTAAATTGGCTGTTGCTACTCTAGATCCTATTAAAAACCCCTTATTAGCTATTAAAAGAGCTTTAGATCCTCGTTATGTGGATGAAGCTGGCATTGTGCGTGGTAAACCAGTGAGTTTTCAAGGCATGGAAGATCTGCGTAGGTTCTTGCGTGATCGTTCTTACGGACTTCCAGCAGAAGGTTTTGATGCTATTAACCAACAAAAAGCAGGAAAACTAGCTGATTCTATTGAAAAAGTGATGTCCGAGTTCTCTAACGGAAAAATCAATACTTTCATTAACCAGTACCGCAAAGATTCAGAACCATTGCGTGTTTTCCAAACCAAGGTAGGTAAAGCGTTAGTTGATGAGCAATTACTTGGGAAAGGCATCAATTACGCCAATGTTCCTGCTCAAAGCATCCCAGGCAAGGTATTTAAGTCAAAAGAAGATTTTGGCGCACTAATTGATTCTCTTGGTGGCAATGAAGGATTGGCAAAAGACTTGGCTAAAAGCTATTACTCTGCTCAATTAGAAGGCAAAACACCTGCTCAAGCTAGAAAATTCTTGTCTGACAATAGATCTATGCTCAAAGAAGCTGGATCTTATGAGATGGTTGGTAACTATGTTCAACAGCTTGAAAAAGCTGAAAAGCGTGGTGCTGGCGCATTAGAGCGTGGTAAAGCTAGAGAACCGATTGTTAAAGAGCAAATAGATCTGCAAAACAAACTCAACATCATTCAATCTGATATTGCTAGAGCTGATGCCTATACAGATCCAGTTGAAAAAATTAACTACATTAACAATCAAGCTAAAAAATTGGCTGATTTACTGCCTATTGAACAAAGGGATCAGTTTTTAAGAGAGGTTCAGTCCGTAGTTAGTGCTGAACAAAAGAAACAGAAATTGATTAAGTGGACCAAAATTGCCCTTGGTGTTGGCGTTGGTTATGGCGCTAGTCATGTTGCATCTGGATTACTAGGAAAATGAGCAAGAAATCTAAAGGTTTAAACCCCGATCTGGAAGATGCCGTTGCAAAACTGCTACGAGAAGTCATGGCAGATGAGATGGCTTCCCTTACTGACAAGTGTAAGGTGATTGACCGTATGGTGAACATCGAAAAACTCAAGCAGAAGATCAGTGATGATGAATGGGGTAGTGGCTTTATTGCAGTAGATGATGAGGAAGGTTAAACTAATGCTTGGTTTAACTTTTAAGGGGATGAAACATGGAAGCAGTAGCATTGGTACGCCTAGCATTGGCGGTCATTACAGACCGATTGATTACGATATTGGCTTTACTGGCATCAAGCGTGATGTGCGGTTGGACAATGTGGAATCCGATGTGGGAGAGAGTGGTGACACTAGCCATATTCGTAGTATTCAGTTATCTTGTAGTCAATACCAAAGAAAGGAACAAAAATGAGCTTAAAACCCAAGAATGAGGGTAGCAGTCACAATAACCCTTATAAAAGACCAAGTGATGTAAACCAACAAATTGCTAAATCTGTTCGCCCACAACTACCCCGTGATGGATCTATCAACGGATTGAACACAACTTTTAATGGCAAGATGCCAGCAGGATTTGTTTCAGTATGGAATTTTGATGGCAACGCCAATACTAAAAATTCCGCAACAACTAAACCTGGCAACGCTGGCAAAAAGAGTATCTACTAATGGCTACACAATCTACCTTCTCGATGACACAGCATGGTAGATCTGAACCATTCGATCTACAAGCTGCCAGAGGTCAAATTCCTTATCATTCCGTAGTTAGCATTTACGGTTATCAAACCACTGTAGGTACTAATTACATCCCTATTTGGGAGAACAATACTGCCTATACCTACCCTTCATCTGCCATTTCTATGTTGATGACGGGTACTGGTAGCGATACTGCCAAAGTAACTATTAACGGTTTGGATGCTAATTACAACCCAATTAGCGAGATTGTGACCTTAAACGGTTCTACTGGCGTAGCTACTGCTAACAACTATTTCCGTGTTAACAACCTTGTTGTGGTGTCTGGAAATCCCGCAGCGAATGTAACATTGACTAGCGCAGATGGAAACACCTCTAATACCTATGCCAAGATTGTTACTGGTGTAGGAAAGTCACAAAACTCTTGGTACACAGTGCCAGCAAATAGCACTTTCTATTTAACTCGTTCTCAAGTATTTTCTACTGCTCCAGCCATTTCGACTAATGCCTATAACAATTATCAGGTATATCAAATTAGTTCTGCTGGCGTAGTACAGATTCTTACTCGCAGACCGTTTACTGGAAACTTTGAAATTAGACGGGTAGCTCCAACACCTTATGCTGCTGGTACTGATATTCAGTGGCAAGCTAATACCAACACTGGTAACTCCACTGTGGCTGTATCTATTGAGGGTTACTTAATTGCAAACAACAATACTTCTGTAGGATATTAAAATGAGCTTATTAGATAAAATTGAATCATTTGTTAGTAAAGAGTGCATTGAGATGGGCAGCCTTGCTCATCAGTTATTACAGCGTTTTGTTGCTCATGCTGAACCACAAGAACCAGCACCAGAACCAACGCCAGAACCAACCCCAGAAATACCTGCTGACGCAACGCCAATCGAGCAAACTCCAGCGCCAGAAACAACCCAAGACGCTCCTGCAAACTAAGGATTTTCGGATGGATCAATTGGAAACTGCAAAGGAAGTAGCTGGTAAATCCATTGGAAAGCATGGTCTTGCTTACATTACAGCGATTATTTTAATTGCTGTAGGAGCAAGCATTTTCTTAGATTCATCCAAGATTGCTGCTGTAATTGGTATGGCTGGTGGTGCTTTGATGGCTATCATCAACATGATGAATGGCGTTGCTGGCACTACTGAAAAAGAAGAAAAACCAGAGTTTCAAGTTATTCAACAACTTATTCAGCGTTTAGATCATCTTGCCGATAAAGAACCTCCAATGTCTGTAACTGTAGATGGAGATAAAGTTACTGTTACTAAAGGTCAAGACACTATTAGCACAAAGAAATGAAACTGCTAAAAGACATTCTTACTGAGGATAATAATGAAACCTATTGTGCAGCTAGGGTTTGCGCTGTTGCTGCTCTTTTTGGCTTCTTGGCTATTGCTATCATTCATGTTTTACATGGCAAAGATATTGACTTTTCACAACTTGGCGTAGGTTTTGGAACAGTTTTAGGTGGATCAGGTGTAATGATTGGCGCTAAAGCTGCTACTCAAAAGGATGGTGGCGATGTTTCCTCTCCCAATTAATTTTTACATTTACGCTGGAATTGCTCTTATATCTGCTTTTGGCGGATTTTATGTAGAGCATTTACGCTTTGAAAACTATCAAACTCAGGTAGAGGCAATTGGCAAGCAAGCTGAAGAACATACAAAAGCAGTAATAGCAGAGCAACAAGCCCAAACCGAAAGGATCGCTAATGATTACAAGACTAAGCTGGATTCCATTAATTCTTATTATGACAGGATGCGCCAGTCCAGTAGCGGTACAGTGTCCGCCTCCAGCCAAACCATCACCTTCCCTGATGGAAGCTCCAAAGACTTTATATCTGTTGCCCAAGACTGTGCAGCAACAACCCAGCAATTAGTATCATTGCAACAGTGGGTAAACGAACAGGTAGGAATTAAATAATGCAATACTCTAAAGACGGATTACACCTTACTGAAGGCTTTGAAGGATGCAGATTAACCGCTTATCCTGATCCTGGCACTGGCGGAGATCCTTGGACTATTGGCTACGGTCACACAGGTCCTGATGTTCACCCAGGAATGACCATTACTCAAGAGCAAGCTGAACTTTATTTAGCAGAAGATGTCAAAAGAGCAGAAGCAGATGTCAATGCAAAACTTACTGTAGAGGTAACTCAAGATGAGTTCGATGCACTGGTTGATTTTGCTTTTAATTGTGGATGCGGTAATCTTAATAATTCCACATTGCTTAAAAAATTAAATGCAGGTGATTTTGAGGGCGCTGCACAAGAATTTTTAAAATGGGATATGGCTGCTGGTCATCACATGGTTGGACTACTCAGGCGCAGACAAGCCGAGGAGCTAGAGTTTATGAAGGGCTTTGCTAATGCCTGAATCCTCAGTCACTACGGAATTTACAGGAAAAGCGGATGTTATTGATCCGCATGGATTTCCAATTGAAATGGATCGCCCTGTCGTGTTTGACGAGGGTAAGTTAGAACCGCATACAGAATTGAGTTCTACATTCCATGCAAAGGAATTAGGGTTGCCAGGAGAGAATTATTACAATGTGCCAACTATTTATGGTGGCAAAATTTATGATCCTGAAAAGGATTTTGAAACTATAAAACAAAATGTTCAGCAACAGGCTGCTCAAGGATTTAGATTTCCTAATTTTCCAGATTTAGCTCAAGCAGAATCTGCTGCACAAGCCCGTAGCCAATATTTCAATCAAGTAAAGGCACAGCAATTACAGCAAGCAGTTGAACAACAAAGGCAAAATTTACTTTTGCAAATGATAAGAGGACAACAAAATGCCACTAAGTAAAGGTTCTTCAAAAAAGACAATCTCTAAAAACATCCGCAAGATGATGCGTGAGGGCTATCCCCAAAAACAAGCCGTAGCTGCATCGTTATCAACTGCGAGAAAGGGAAAGAAAAGTGGCAGAGCGAAAAAGAGGTCCTAATCTTTCCGTTGGTCGTGGCGAGAAGCTCTCCGTTTCCGCTGGCGGGGGTTTAACTGCGAAAGGGCGTGCCAAATATAACCGAGCCACAGGATCAAAGCTAAAAGCACCCCAAAAATCAGGCAGTCGGCATCGCTCATTTTGCGCTAGATCCAAACACTGGAAAGGTGAGCGTGGCAAAGCAGCTAGAAGAAGATGGGGGTGCAGATGAAACCAGGACTTTACGCCAATATCCATAAAAAGCGTGAGCGTATCCGTAAAGGATCAAAAGAGAGAATGAGAACGCCAGGTTCAAAAGGCGCTCCAACTGATTCTGCATTTCGCAAAGCAAAGAAAACTGCAAAAAAGTCCAAGCGTGGCAGAAGATAGTCATTACAAATCTCTTTTAAAAGCGGTGTCTTGGCGTGTTACTGGAAGCCTTGACACCTTTGCTTTATCTTGGATTATTACTGGCACTGCAAGCCTAGCCTTCAGTATTGCCTTTGTTGAACTGTTCACCAAGATAGCTCTGTACTGGGTACATGAGCGTATCTGGTTAAAGGTTAAATTGTGATTCATTGGGTACTTGGTTGTCCTGGCGCATCAATAAAAAAACCCACCCCGTAGGGTGGGCAAGGACTAGCTTAAAATCTCTGCTGCAAAGGCTTTCGCCCATTTATCCATCTCGCTGCACTTCTTGACAGCTTCTTGGTAGCGTTGTTGTTTTTTGGTTGGGTAACTTAAATAGCATTTATCCATCCATTGAACTTTTTGTTTCGGTACACGATCCTCTATGCCCGAATCAATCAGCCCTACACCAAACTTGCCTTGCAGCTCTACTACTCGCCACATTGTTGCATCTGACAAATCGTTGACAACAACAAGCTCACCAATCTTAGGTAGATTTTTCATTTGATACTCCATAGTTAGGTTAAAGAACAGTAGATGATTTCCCATCTACATAATCATTATAACACAACTAATCATATATGTCAAGTAGGTGTTTACCCTAATATTATGGAGCTGGAATTAGCTGACCTTCAAAAGCATAAGTACCAATGTGACTTAATTGACACCAAGGAGCAGCATAGACCTTGCCACCAGCTTTGCGCCAAATGTAGCAGAAGTGATAATCTTCTGATAACAAACGATTAGTTTCAGGTTCAATAGAGGTAGCAAAGTATTCTTTGATTTCTTCTCTCATGCCTATTTGACCATTTAGATCATTGACATCATTAAAGTAAGAAGGCACTTTGTCTGATAATTGCTCAAAAACTTCACGCTTAATCATCATAAAACCAGTACCGCCATTAAAGATCTCTACAGGCTGTCCAACAGGCACAGTTACTTCACCTTGGTAATCCACCAGATTGACCACAAAACTGCCTGTATAACTCTTTAATTGATTCTGTGGCACTCCGCTATCCATTGCCTTTTTGACGCTATCCCAGTTGATTTCTTTCTTAGGATAGATACCGCAAATAATGTCTTTATCTGCTTCAAGCATTGCCATAATGTCGGTAGCTCTAAACTTAATATCGCTATCAATAAAGAGTAGGTGAGTGCAACCGCTTTTAAGAAAGCCATTAGTAAGCGCATTTCTTGCTCTAGTAATCAAACTCTCGTTGAACATAAAGCTGTACTGAGCTTCCACTCCAGACTTTTGTAGCAAAATATTGAGTTCCATAATTGACTGCGTATAGTAACCAGCGCACTGACCGCCATACATTGGCGTAGCTACAAAAATTTTCTTATTCATAAATAATCCCTAACATCGTTTAATAAAAGAGGATCAACCACATACTTATCCCCATAACCAAAATTTTTTACTTGGTGCTTTGCAACAAAATCTTGTTTAGTTATAGCACCCACTAACTCTATTTGATACTCATTCAAATACCTTGCAAACACTGCTAAATCTGCCTTAAAACTGCTTAATGTATTAAACAATAAGTACTTTGCCTTGCTTGTCTTGACATCAATTTTGATACCGCAATACTCAAAATCCCAACCAGCATCACCACCAGGGTGTAAGTCTAAATTAACAGGCGTATCAATTACCTTACTGACTGCCCATTCCCCTGCCATGCCTTCTCTGGTTATAGAAAAGTCATCTCTTTTTTGATCCACTCGATTACTAATGATTCCCAAGTTTTTCTTGTAGCGCCATCTTTCATGCGCTGCCCATGCGATCTCATAAGTATCTAGCTCAGATAACCTGACAATCATTTCAATTCTCTAAGTTCAATGCCATTTTTGCCAAATCTGACAATTTCAAAACACCTTCTCCGCATCAAAAAAAATCGGTTTTTCCACATCGTTATCCCCTTAAAGTGCCAGCTATCCAAGAAGTTGGCTGGCGCAACCCCTAACTACCTGGCTAATTCACGCCAGATTCCCCTTGGACTGGTGATTGATCTTCTAAATAGTCAAGCATCACTAAACATCCACCGCCTTTTTTCACCATTCCCCGTTCAATTCGTACCCAATGTACTTGAACATCATCGTCAAATACACCAGCATCCTGTAAAGCATCCAGTATTGGCTTAATGCAGTTATCTACATCCATGAGCTTTTTAGAGCGTGGATACAGAAAAATATCTACCCAAATCTGTTTATTTCCAAATTTAGGTACTCTGAACTCAGCGCAATACTCTGCGACTGCATTTTTAAACTCCCTACCTCGCTTAGAGATAAAACGCCTGTTTCCTGAAGCAATCCAGTAGTTATTGATACTAGGCGGGTAGGGTAAATTTAAAACAACCATTAGCAGCCAGGTGGTCCAAAAGGTCCATCTACTGTAGTTTCCCAACAACAGATTTCTCCGTTGTCATCTTTACTACACTTCATGTAAGCAAAAGCTGAGTTAGCCATGAGCATTAGACTAAAAAGGAACATCGCCATCTTGAACACGATTGACCTCCTTTGGATATGTACCGCCATTATCTGGCTTCCAGTTGTCCTCAGAAAGACTGATTAAGCTGCCTTTAGGCGTTTGCTTAGTCCACCCTGCTATCTTGAGAGTTTGCCCTGCTTTGTAGTCCTCAGAAAGCAATAGAGTGCCTTTCCAATCAGGTGATTTTTCGTGTTTTTTCTCATTTTGAAATAACACCCCTTTGCCCATCTGGGCGATATGTCCATTAGCCATTACTGATTTCCTTTCTGTGGATTGAGAGCTTGGATAAGAATTTCGCTGTTGTATTGCCGTCAAATGTTTTTGTATAGGCTTCATTTACTTCCCTGAATTTTTTGATCTTCTCGAACTTTTCCTCTGCCGTAAATTTGCTAGATTCATGAATTTTGGCGTGCATCTCTGCAAACCCATCAATCCAATCATCTAAACAGATATAGCGTGCATAGGGTTCATCTGAACCTGGCACATACATAGGCAATGCCATATCAGGAATATCCTCTGGTAACGCTGATAATTCGACTACATTGGGAATAACTGATCCCATCTCTTTTAATACTTTAGGCTTGACGGGCGTGGTTTCAAAGTTTTCGACTTCATCGGGTGAGTAGAAGCCAGTAACAGATCCTGGGAAAACTGATCTAATCCCCTCTGAAATACAACGGCTTCGTAGCATCGCTCTGGGGAACTTTTGCCATC